AAAAGAAAAGCTGGTAGACCTAAGAAGTCTTTAGTTCAATCTAAAAAAGAAGGCAACAGGAACAAAGTTGGCAGACCTAAAGGTGATGCTGATGCTATCAAAGAATACAAAGCTAGATTACTCGCCTCTCCTAAATCTCGTAGGGTTTTAGACAGTATTCTTAATGCTGCTTTAGATGATGACCATAAGAACCAAGCAGCAGCATGGAAGTTATTAGTAGATAGATTAATGCCCTTATCGTACTTTGAAAAAAGCCAGATGGGTGGTGGTAGGTCAGCAGTAAACATAACCATTACTGGTGTAGGTGGAGAGATAACCCCTATAGGTGGAGAGGTCATAGAGAATGAATAAAGGTGATAACGTCTTTTGGGGAATTATATTTATTTACTTCTTAGGTTTATTTCTTTGTGTGATGATACCTAGTGAAGCTAATGCAGTTACAGAAGTAAACACTACAACTAACTCTGAATCAGATGTTAAATCAAAAGGTAGAACAGTAGTTATATCCCCACCACCCTCTGCTATTAGTCCTTCTATTGGTGGTTCTTCGTCTGATATATGTACATCAGGGGTCAGTGGAGCAATACAAACACAAATCTTAGGTGTGTCTACAGGTGAGACAGTACGAGATGAGAACTGTGAACGATTAAAGATTTCTAAGACTTTATACGATATGGGTATGAAGGTAGCAGCAGTATCAGTTTTATGTCAAGACAGAAGAGTCTATGATGCAATGGGTATGGCAGGAACTCCTTGTCCGTTCTTAGGTGAGATAGGTACAGCAGCAGCTAAGAAGTGGGTACTTAACCCTGAGTTAATACCAGAACCCATAATATTGGAAACAAAACAAGATGTCAGAGAGCGTCAAGGTTGGATTGCTAGCGGTATTGTTACTCTCGCTATGCTCCTATTCTTACTGTGATGAGGTTAAGCTAACTAGCCCTAATCAGACTACTGTATCTGATGATGGTTATGCAGAAGTACCACTACAGTTTGTATTTCCTTTTTATGGTGAAGAGTTTGAAACCTCTTATATGTTTACAAATGGTGTAGTTGGTTTTCGTAACCCAACAGATAGTCAAGTAGAAAGCCACTGGTGCTGTCAAGGTCTTGACTTGGTTAAAATGTCTGAAGATGGTACTGATATTAGTAGGTACGGATACGCTATAGCCCCATTATGGACAGACTTAATAGACTTAGAACAAGGAAACAGTGGGTTATTTACAGAAGGTGATACCTCACAACAGACTTACAGGTGGAAAAACCTAGCAGAATTCTATGATGCTACTAGATTAAACACCTTTGAGCTACAAATTAAGAAAGATGGTACTTATATTGTAGATTACACTGCTGTAAACATACAAGACCATACAATAAGTACAGGAGAAGCAGGAAACTTAGCAAAAGATGTGTCAGAAGGAGTACAAGAAGCCTACTATCCTAATGGATATGAAGGAATACCTAGTACATTTGGTAACTTAAACCTAGCTTTTTGTGATTCTAATGCGTTATATGACCCATCTTGCCCTAATTATGCAGAGGCTTACGCAGAATTCTTGTACACAGAGGCTTGTAATGCTGATGCTACTTATGACCCAGAGTGTACAGGGTACGCTAAAGCGTATTTAGAACAACAGTGTATGTATAACCCACAGTATGACAAGACTTGTGCTGGTTATGTAGACAGAGAAGAAAGAAAAGTAACAGAACAAAAACCAGAACCTATTAGGATTGAGGGTGAGAATCCTATTAGTGAAGCACTAGAGCTACCAGACTTGATTACTGACTTTGCTGGTACAACTGGTTATCAAATAGAGGGTACGCCTAGAGCCTCTGCCCCAGTTATTGAACCAAGAAGGGAGGAAGTTGTAAATAATGTTGAGTCTCGTGAATTGGAACAGAGGGAAGTGGAAGAACCAAATATGGGAGAGGAATCTTTCTCGGAAATTGTCCAGAGAGAAAGAGAACCTGAGGAAAGAGAAGAACAAAGAGAGGAACGAGAAGAGCCAACAGAGGAATTAGAAGTTGTTGAGGAAAGGGAGAAGCCTGTTAATGAACAAAATGATAGAGAGCAGGAGCAACCGATTGAGAAGACAGTTGCTAACAAACAAGCTCCGAAGAAGATTGAAAAAGAACAAGTCATTACAAAGAATGATAAGCTCAAAGCCCTAGTATCAAAGAGGGCAGTAGCTCTAGCTAAGAAAGTAGAGAGTGCAGTTACCCTAGAACAACAGATTGTAGTACAGCAACAGTTAATGTCACTTATTTCGTTTGTACCTAACTTTAACTATGCTGAACAAGAGATGAAAGACCTAGCTAGTTTCTACCCTAGTAAAGATAACGTAGATAATGCTTTTGCTAGATGGTTTATAAACGATAAAAACTTTATAAAACTAGAAGACTTACAATACCCACAAAGGAATACACAATGGCAGAGATAGAATACCAAGGAATCAAAGTAGGTGGCAGTAAACTACTACTAATCGTACCCTTAGTGACAAGTATTGTAGGTGGTTTGTGGGGTGGGTTTGAGTTTTACAAAGATTACACAGATATGAAAACACAGATTATGAGTTATGTTGCACCAGACCTTAGTGGTATTAAGCAACAAGTAGCAGTGTTTCAAGCAGAGAACCTTACTATTCGTCAAACTATGGAACAACAAGTAAAGATTATAGAAAAGCTATCTACTGATATGTACAAGATAGAAGAACGAATAGATAAGAAGATAACTAAAGCATTAGAAAATCCGTTGAACTATTAATGACTGATTTAGCTATATCGTTACTACCTTGGCAACAACAAGTCTGGGATAGTGAAGCAAGATTTAAAGTAGTAGCTGCTGGTAGACGTACAGGTAAGTCTAGGTTAGCTGCTTACTTACTCATTGTTAATGCCTTACAGGCTAAACAAGGACAGGTCTTTTATGTTGCACCTACACAGGGGCAAGCAAGAGATATTATGTGGCAGGTGTTACTAGAGGTTGGTCACGAAGTAATTAAAAAAAGCCACATAAACAATTTACAAATTACACTGATTAACGGAACTATTATTTCGTTAAAGGGTGCAGACAGACCAGAAACAATGCGTGGTGTATCTCTTAAGTTCCTAGTAATGGACGAGTACGCTGACATGAAGCCAGAGGTCTGGGAACAGATACTTAGACCTGCACTAACAGACCAGAAAGGTGCTGCTCTGTTTATTGGTACACCAATGGGCAGAAACCATTTTTATGATTTATACCAACTAGCAAACTTAGAGGAACATGACACTTATGAATCTTGGCACTTTACATCTTACGATAATACTCTACTGGATAAAGATGAAATCGATACTGCAAAAAAATCAATGTCGTCTTTTGCGTTTAGGCAAGAGTATATGGCGAGCTTTGAAGCTAGAGATTCTGATATATTTAAAGAAGAATGGATACAATTTTCTGAAACAGAACCTGAAGATGGTGAGTGGGTTGTTAGTGTCGATATGGCAGGGTTTGAAGAAGGCGGTAAAACAAAAGTAAGATTAGATGAAACTGCTATATGTCTTGTCAAAATTCATTCTAAAGGTTGGTGGGTAAAAGACATACAACATGGTAGATGGCAGTTTCAAGAAACAGCAAGAAGGCTTTTTAATATTGTAGAAGAATATAACCCTATTGTTACTGGAATAGAGGGTGGTATTGCAAAGCAAGCTATAAGAAGCCCTTTAATAGATTTAATGAAGATAAGAAATATGTATTTTACTATAAAAGAACTTACTCATGGTGGTACAAACAAAATAACTAGGATAACTTCAGCTTTAGAGGGAAGACTTGAAAGAGGTGCTCTTAAGTTTAACAGGGGTAAGTGGAATGTTGAGTTTATGGATCAACTTTTTCAGTTTCCTAATCGCCATGTACATGATGATTTGGTTGATTCATTATCTTATGTAGATCAACTACAAAGTTTAGTAGCAAGTGCATACTCTTTTGATTTGGAATATGAAGAACATGAACTTTTAGATGTGACTGCTGGGTATTAATTAAAAACAGGAAAAA